TTTATCATTAAGGTCATCTAACTCACTCCCTGCATCCTTAGCGCCCAAACCAAACAAATTAAAGTGCTTGGCTGCTTGGAATGCTATCAACCCTACTATTGCAGTAATAATACTGTATCTTAGTAATTTACCAGAAGTTATTACCGCAGACTTACCTACATCATCAATATTTTCTCCGACCTTACCTAGATGTATCGCGGAATCTAAGGCAACTTCTCCCGTTTTGTTTATTTCATCCCCCATAGCCGCTACTGCTCTCATAGATTGGAAAGATTCTTTAGCCATAAAACCCATCTGTAAAGTAGTTAGCCCTAGAGAAATTTGTGCGAAATTAAAATCAGTACCGAACACTTTGTTGAACGTGTCTCCTAATAACATAACTGCCATATCAACACCCATTAAGATACCTGCGTATTTCATTGACTGCATACTCAAGGCTACTTGAGTTGTAGTAGATGTTTCTAATTGTCCTTCTAACGCGGCTTCTGCTGCTATTCTTTCCTTTACAGAACCAGTTACAGATTTGTTTGTACCAACTGCTTCTTTCTTCTCAAGTTCAGCCCTTTCTTCTGCTATTATTTCTTCTTTTATTGCCGCAATAGTTTCTTTTATAGAAAAAGTAAGTTCTTTTTGTGCTAACATCTGAGTCTCTAGGACAGTAGATAGTTCTTTTCTCTTGCTTTTTGAGATGTCCAAATTATGAAATTCTCTCTTACCAAGAGTTATCCCATTCTCCTTAGCCAGTCGTTCTCTTTCTAACAAAGCATTATTTCTTAGATTAACATCAGAAGAAACTCTACCGTATCTCCTAACGTTGGTAATTCTTTTGTTATCTTGAATTTCTAAATTCTCATACATCATCAACTCTTCTCTAAGGTCAGTTAATTTCTCACTCATCATTGATTTTTCGACATCTCTTTGTATTCTTGCTTTAGTAGTTCTATCAACTGCTGACGCGCCCGCCTGTAACTGTACGCCATTCAAAGCCCTTTGAATCATAATCATGGTCTGCATAGACACTATTGCGGCTTTCAAGTTAAGATTGAATGAGAAGAATGGTTGGAAGGTAGTAGACATTTTCTGCTGAAACGCGAATACTTCTCCTATTGCGCCACCAAGTTGAGGGAAGAAGTTTAACGCATCAAGTATCGCTTGGTTAAACTGGATTTGGTGTTGAGTAGCACGAACTTGGCCGGGAATCAACTTGTCTCCTATCTCAGCATTAACCCTTTCTAGGTTTGCTCTTGCTTCAT